CTTACGAGGACAACCTTCGCCGTCTAGACGGTGGGATAGACCACAATAAAAACTAAATACTCTGGATCCAGAGGGGCGTACATAAACCTCTTTAAAAAACAATGGCATTTCAATCTTCTGTGAACCCCGCACAACTGACTGTACCGGGTTCAGATAATTTCGGCGCTGATCGCCGTGCACTTTATCTCAAGCTGTTTAGCGGTGAGATGTTCAAGGGTTTCCAAAACAACACGATCGCTCGTGATCTGATCATGAAGCGTACCCTGAAGAACGGCAAGTCCCTGCAGTTCATCTTCACGGGTCGTACCAAGTCTGAGTTCCACACTCCTGGCAACAGCATTCTGGGTGATACCAACGGTGCACCTCCGGTGGCTGAGAAGACCATCACTTGTGATGACCTTCTGATTAGCTCTGCTTTTGTCTACGAATTGGATGAAGTCCTTGCGCACTACGACTTGCGCTCGGAGATCTCACGTAAGATCGGCTATGCTTTGGCTGAAAAGTATGACCGTCTTGCTTTCCGTGCTATCACCCGTGGTGCACGTAAGGCATCTCCTATCACCGCTACCAACTATGTTGAGCCCGGTGGTACTCAGATTCGTGTTGGTACTACCGCTAACGATTCTGACGCTTATGCGGCTGCCAACCTGGTGTCTGCATTCTACGATGCTGCTGCTGCCCTGGATGAAAAGGGTGTGTCTAGCGATGGTCGTGTGGCTGTGCTTAACCCCCGTCAGTACTATGAGCTGATTCAAGCTGTTGGTACTAACGGTCTGGTGAACCGTGACGTTCAAGGTACTGCTCTGCAGTCCGGTAACGGTATCATCGAGATTGCTGGTATCAAGATCTACAAGTCCATGAACATTCCGTTCCTGGGTAAGTACGGTACTGCTTACGGTGGTACCACTGGTGTGACCGATCCTGGTAACACTGGTTCGTTCGTGGCTGAAGCTCTGGAGAATGCTTCGGATGCTTCTACTGGTATCAACAACGATTACGGTACTGCTGCTGAAGTGGGTACCAAGTCCTGCGGTCTGATCTTCCAGAAGGAAGCCGCTGGTATGGTGGAAGCTATTGGTCCTCAAGTGCAAGTGACCAGCGGCGACGTGTCCGTCATCTACCAAGGTGATGTGATGCTGGGTCGTCTGGCTTGCGGTTGTGATTACCTGAACCCTGCTGCAGCTGTTGAGCTGTACGTGGGTGCTGCCGCTCCTTCTACCTTCTGATTTATATGGGGGTCTCTTCGGAGGCTCCCCTTTTTTTTAATTATTTATTGAGAACAATTCTCATTATCAACTATGCCTTTCCCTACTACTGGCTCCAACACTGAGCTACAAGCTGTTAATCAGATCCTGGCGTCAGTTGGTCAGGCTCCTGTTACTACGTTGACAACTGAAGAAACCTTTGTAATGAGCGAGGTTAGTCGTTTTACTGGATCTATTACTGGTACTACGCTAACTACTACAACTGCTAACATCCCCATCGGTACCTACATCGGTGGTGAGGATGTCGTAGCTGGAACTTCTATTGCTACTGCAGGTGTAGCACAAGCGACTGATCCTGTAACGTATGAATACACTGTGAATATTTCACAGACTGTATCAGAGCGTTCAATGACTCAAGCCGCTGTTACAAGTACAGTTGAAACACAAACCAACCCGGACGTTGCGATTGCACTCAGCACTCTTCGAGAAGTGTCACGTGAAGTACAGGCAGAAGGCTGGTCTTTCAATAAAGAATATGATTTCCCCCGTACACCAGACTCTAATAATGAGATCCTGATTCCTAACAATGTCCTACAGATGGACTTGAATCAGAATTATCCAGTCAACCTAAATCGAGATAGTGTCAATCGTGGAGGTAAACTCTATGACAGAACAGCACATTCATATACTTGGGATGATGAAACTGTTTATGTAGACATTACTTGGTACTTTGATTGGGAAGACATTCCTACCCCTGTTCAAGCCTTCATCGTAGCTCGTGCTGCTGCTATTGTATCTAGTCGTATTATTGGTGACCCAAATCAGTACCAAATGCTTCAACAAAAGGAAGCCTTTGCACGGTCTATGGCTCTTGAGTATGAGTGTAATCAAGGGGACTATACATTCTTTGGTAGTCCACAAGGTCAGAACTATTATCAAAGTTATCAACCTTATCACACATTGTATCGCTAATGCCTGCTGTAACCCAACTAACACCAAATTTTCTTGGTGGTGTCTCTCGGCAAAATGATGACAAAAAATTAAACGGACAAATAACTGAGTGCATTAACGGTTACCCAGATCCTACCTACGGTCTTCTTAAAAGAACCGGGATGAAGTTTACTAATGTGCTAAAGAAAGCTAATGGTACTAACTTCACCAAAGCTGAACTCGATGGAGCTGCTTGGTTCTTTATTGAACGTGATGCTGCTGGGTCTTACATTGGTGCTATTAAAGGTACAAACATTTATGTATGGACTGCAGCTAATGGTACCTGGTGTACAGTAACTAACACAGGTACTGGTTACCTAACTGGTACCAAGCAAAGTGACTACCACTTCCGTAGTGTACAAGATACCACAGTCATCACTAATAAGACAATCCTTACTGCTATGCAAGCAGCGGGTACCTTTATACCTAACACAGTAGCTACTGTTGTCTTGACTACGTTGACTGCTGACTTTGAGTATTCAGTAACTTTGCAAGGTGTTACATTTACTGTGACTCCGCAGACAAACAGCACATACGATGATATGTTGCTGTTTAATGCAGCTGATATTAACACTAATCACCACTTAGTTGATGCTGTTAGAGATGGTATCCTTGCTCAACAAGCAGCAAGTAATCCTGACTTTGATGGTATCTGGTATCTTGAAGGCTACACCAATAGCCTTGTTATTAAACGTGGTACAGGTACTAATGCTGTTGTCACTGATTACTCAGCAGTAACTGGCACACCTACTGCATTTACCGTTGATGCAAAAGGTGGTGTTACTAACACTACTTTGTATGCATTTGAGGATCAAGTAGAGAACATCACAAAACTTCCTACTGAATCTTTCAACAACCATAACGTAGAGATCCTTAACAGTGCTGCTGAGGAAGATAATTACTACGTTAAGTTTGTAGCCTTTGACGGTGTTAAAGGTCGTGGTTATTGGAAAGAGGCACCAGCACGTGATGCCTCACCTGGTCTTAATGCTGCTACAATGCCTCACCAGCTTCTTGCTACCAGTCCAACTTCCTTTGAGTTTAAACCACTTGTTTGGAATGCACGTCAAGCTGGTGATGATGTAACCAGTCCTATACCTTCCTTTATTGGGTATCCTATTACTTGTACATTCTTCTATAGTAATAGATTTGGTGTACTATCTGAGGATAATATCTTCCTTAGTACAGCTAACAATCCGTTTAACTTCTTTGTTAAGACAGCTCTCACTCAAACAGCTTCAGATCCTATTGATTTGAACGTTGCTAGCATTAGACCTGTTACCTTGTCTGAGGTGTTACCATCACCACAAGGTTTGTTGGTCTTTAGTGAACGTCAACAGTTCCAAGTATTTACTACTGATGGAAGTGTGTTGACACCTACCTCTACTATTGTTCGTGCTATCTCTAGTTATGAGATGGACACTAACATTTCACCTGTTGATGTTGGTACTACCTCTGTTTTTGTCAGTAGTGTGTCTGGCTACAGTAAACTATTTACCCTTCAATTGAAGGACGTTGAACAAAACCCTACTGTTGTAGATATCAGTAAGGTTGTCCTTGAGTGGATCCCTGAGACTATCAGTGATCTAACTGTTAGCCCACAGAACTCTGTTATCATGTTGGTAGACAGAGGTACACAATACCTGTATCTCTTTAGGTACTATAATAACGGTGAACGGGATATCTTCCAAGCTTGGACTAAGTGGCAGCTACCTGGTAATATTCAAGCAGCTAAGATTCTTAATGACTCAGTTGTTATCATTTCTCAACATGAGGATGAGTACACCATTGGTTCTATTACCCTTGATGAGATCCCCTCAGGAGAGGTTGTAGCAGGCGCTAGTAGTGTTATAGGTAATCCGTGCCTAGACATGTTTACAAGGCCCGTACAGCCTGCTGTAGGTGTCAATGCGGTGGTGTATGATGCAGTAAATGATGTAACCAAACTCTATACACCATTTACACCATTCCAACAACGTCAGGCTGCAATGCTTCTCGCTAAACCTCAAGCAGACCTAAACAACCCATCAGAGTTGTTGAAGTCTGATGCAGGTTATTGGTTGGCTGCAACTGAACGTACAGAAATTGGTACTGGTTACCGCTATTTTGAAGTCCAAGGTGACTTCACAGCTTTTGCTGATGGCATCGTTATAGGTTATAACTACACTTTTGATGTAACCTTACCTAAATTCTACTTTAGACGGAATGATACAACTACTGATTTTACAGCTACCTTAACTATTTCTAGGGCTAAGTTCTCAGTTGGTAGGACTGGTGTTATTCAATTCCAGCTAAAAGCAGTAGGATCTAATCAATGGGTTGATGTGCAGCATGTAGCAGATGCTGACTACTATTCCGCCAATAGGAATCCTGTTGAACCTGAACATATATTTATTGTTCCTATCCACCAACGTAATACAAACTTTGAACTAAAGGTGACAAGTAGCTCACCTTATCCTGTGTCGTTAGTATCGATGATGTGGGAAGGTAACTATTCACCACGATTCTATAGGAGGGCTTAATTATGGCAGCAGCTATCTTTGCTGGTATTGGTGCAGTTACCGGGTTAGCTCAAGGTATCTTTGGTGCATCAGAAGCTAGCAAACAAAATGCAGAAGCTGATAGACGATATAAAGAGCAGGTAAAGCGTCAGAAAGAAATCGCTAAAGCTACTAACAAATACCAACGGGAAGTATTTCAAGCTGATAAAGCTAACTACTACACTCAACGTGATTATCAATTCCAGATTGCCACACAAGCTTGGCAACGTCAGAATGAGATTCAAGATTTCCAATACCTACAGGATCTACGGGCTTATCAACGTGATATCCAAATCCGTGATCAACAGCTTAACTTTAATGACCTAGCAGCTAAGCAAGCATTTGCTAACGAAAGTGCAGCTCTTGCTGGTCTTTTCACTCAACAGATGTTTGAACGTCAAGACCAAGTAATGGGTCTTCAAAAGGCACTAACTGAGGCTGCTTTGAACCGTAGGACAACACAGCTTGAAATGCAAAGTGTTGTTAATAAAGGTATCTTTGGAAGAGAGGCTATTCAACAAGACTTAGCAGAATACACAAAGCAAGTTGACTTTAAGAAGGAAAGTGCTCTTGTAGAAAGTGCTCAGAAACAAGGTAAAGCTCAATTGATGCAAGCTGGTGGTTCATTCCGTAAAGCAGGTCAAGCTACGATGGGTGAATTCTATCGTGGTATGTCTGAGATCACTTCAGCTCTTGAAGGTCGTCAACGTCAAGCAGCTCTTAAGATGGCAGAACTTGGTGTTGAGACTTCTTTGCTTGAGAAGAAACTTGGTATCCAAATGCAAAGCATTGATAACGCAGCATTGAGTGCTGTATCTGATGCTCAGTTTAACATGCGTGTTCTTGATGCTGACATTGCTAGTGCTGTTGCTCAATCAGAACGTAACATGCAAGCTATTAGTCTGCAGAAATACGGTGCTGATTTGAATGCTTCTGCACAAGTAATGATTAAACCACAACGGCTTTCTTATGCACCTGCTCCTACTCTGGCTCCTGAGCGTATTTGGGTTAAGCCTATGAAGGTTCTTCCTGGCGCTGTTGCTCAACCTGTTCAGCAAAGTGTTTGGGGTCCGTTGGTTAGTGGTGTTGCTAGTGCTGCTCAAGGTGCTATGACTGCTGCAAACATTCACTACGCTAAGAATAATCCGATCTAGGTTAATAAATTATGGCACGTCTAAAGCATAACCCTACAAGACCTGATTCAGGATTTAATCCTATTCAGCTTAGTAGGGGTGAAATCTCCCGGATGAGAGAAGAGACGAACCGGGTCGTCCAAAACATGGAGAGAAATAGACTTGCCCAACTTGAACAAGGCAAGGCTAATCTTCAAGCACTACGTGATGATGCTGATTACACCCGGAGAGCAGAAGCACGTAACTTTGAGATCCAACAAAAGAATGCTCAAGTTGACTTAATTCAAAGTCAATTAGATGCTCAAACAGCTGAACGTCAAGCCGCTGTAACGTCTGAAACAACAAGGCAAATCTTTGGTAGTCTTGCTAGTTTTAGTAAAACTGCAGCTGAGTCAGCTCAGGAAAGAGCAGTAATACAGGCAAAAAGGGAGTCAGACATTAACTATATGTCTGCTAGCCTTAACCCTGACTATACCAAAGAGGTTTGGTTTAATAACCTTTCGGCAACATTATTGGAAAATAGTGAACTTTATCAAGGTGCTCTTACTGTAGAGGAATCTAATGGCGGTGATCCTACTGCTATAGCTGATGGGCGTTTAGCTGATCCAGCAATAACACACCTTTCAAATAAAGGGAACGCTACGTTTGCTTTTAGCAATAACTACCCTATTATCTTTGAAGCCATCCTGAACTCTGATCGTGAGTTTGAGTTCAAAGGTCAGATGGTGTCCTTCGCTCAGGCACGTGGTAATCCTGAATTGATGGCCGTTGTAGCTACATTAGCTAAACGTGTTACAATTGACAAGTTTAATTTACGTGGACTTGAGGATCAATTCCTAGTCCCCGGACTTAAAATTGCTGATGAGTATGCGCAACGTCAGATAGCTAATGCTACTGTAATTAAAAACAAAAACACTTACGCAATGCGTGAGGATGATGGTTTCGGTATTCTACGGAATAACGTAAACGGTCTTCAGCAATTTGGTGCGTATGTTTTTAGACGGTGGAGTGAGGATCCTAACCTTGGTTATTCCGGAGCACTTGGTAACTATGAAAAGTTAGCTACTGATCGGGATCAAGATGGTAACTTTAGGTTCTCTATGGAGGATCTAGGTAGTTTAGATCTCAAGAGTAACGGTAGAACTTTTGCAGAAGAGTGGCCTAGTCGTTGGACTGCCATGCAATAAGCTCGGGTTAAGTCCCAAATGGAGTATGATAAGCGTGAGCTTCAACTTGATGATATTGCTTACGAAAAAGATAGCCAACGCATTCGTCAAGGTTTTGCTGAAGATCCAACACAAGCAAACGCAACTGCTGCTATTGATTTCTTTCGCAGTACTTACGCTAAAATACCACCTTGGTTGCAAAAAGCTGCATCTTCTTACACTGTAGAAGCCCTTCAAAAGGAAGAAGCTGTCAAGCAACTTGAGGCTATTCCTCCAGGTCTTGTTACATATGACGCTGTTGGTGAGGCTTATAGAATAGATCCAGCCTTGGGCGCTAGGATGCAGAAAAGGTTGGAAGCCCAAGAGGCACGTTACAACACTGGTATCTACAAGGAGACTGCAGAGTCCTTTAAGGCTACTGCAAACGGTGTTACGTCCTTTGGTACCAACAAGCCTAACACACCCTCTAGTGTCTTCCTACAGGAGCGTATGAAGGCTGAATACCGGAGACGTGTGGACCAAGCTGTGGCAGGTGGTATGGACTTCAACCAAGCTGCTACTACTATTGGTCAAACGTTGGATGCAGAAGTAAAGGCAGGTGCTAGGGATCCTAACAGTCCTTGGTATCGTAAAGCTGACTCACCTGGTGGTGCAGCTCAATTCCCTAACCTTAACAAAGGTACTGCATCAGCTCTTGAACGTGCTAACCGTCGATATGAAGAGCTGAAGAACTTTGTACGTGATAATGGTCTTCAGAAAACTCTTGATACCAAGAACACTATTATCACCGCTGAGGAAGCACCTGCTCTTGTGCAAAGCTACGGTAAGCCTGGATTCAGCATCCCTCAAGACGTACTAGCTGTGTCTGGTATGTCCAATGGGTTGGATCCTATGGTGATTATTAACCGTCAGCTTGCTCAACACGGTATTGCTCCACTTCAACCACCCCCGTCTCTTTCTACTGTTGGTCAGACTGTAGCACCTGCTTTCCAGAAACTTCTTTATAAGAGTCCTAGTGTTAACCGATCTGCTCGTGGATTGGGTAGTACTAATATGTTTAATTCGACTCTGATTCCTAATAATCTTGCTCCGATTATTCAACAAGCAGCTCAAGCAAATGGTGTAAGTCCTAGTCACATTGCAGCTTTGGCTGAAATTGAAAGTGGATTTAATCCAAACAGCACTAGCTACAATGGGTCTTCGTTTGGTGTTATGCAAATTAATCGAGCTGCTCACCCAACTTTCTTTGCACAAAATGATTGGAAGGATCCACAAGCTAATATCAACTACGGTGCTCAATACTATTCTGGTCTTCTTCGTAAGTACGGCGATCCTGTAGCAGCTGCTATGGCTTATAATGCTGGTCCTGGTAACTATGATGCTTACCTACGTGGTGAGCTACCTGATGGACCTGTTAAAAGAGAGATGCTTAGGCACGGTAAGAAGTTTGGAATAGCTATGTATAAGTACGGTGGAGCTACTGAAGCTCTATCTAATCCTGCATTAATGCGCCAAGGTTCACCCTTACAAAGCTCTGCATTGATGCGTACACCGGCTCGTGCTCTTCAATCCTTCTCACCAACAATATCCTCTATTACATTTGATACAGGTCAACCTGGGATTGATGTATTCTTTGAGGATAAACAGTTCCCAGCTGTATTACCCGGTGTTGTAAAGGATATTAGTTTCCAAGGTGGACAAGGAAAAGGCTATGGTAATTATATAGTTATTGAATCTTTGGATCCAGAAACTAATCAAACCGTAGATGTACTTTATTCCCACTTAGCTTCTAAACCCAACTTACGTCCTGGTCAAACAGTACGGATTGGTCAAATTATTGGGCAACAAGGTGGTACTGGTAGGGTAGTAAGTGCTGATGGTACAATCGCTTCTATTGACTTCTTACGTCCTGCACCACGAGGAAGTAAGGATATGACACCTTACGCTGATTATGACTCTTTACGTCGGAGAATTGCAAGTCAATTACGATCTTAATTAATTATGGCATACGATCCTAGCGAGATGTTTAGGGTTGATCCAGGTGAAATGGAACTCAATCCTGAGTTTCAAGCTGAGTTAGAACTTGAGCGGCAGGCTGAACAAGTCGCTGCTCAAGCTGCTCAGGCTGGAGCAACTACTCCTACGGGAGGACAACCTGGACAAGCTCAACCCCCGCAACCTGCTACGGCAGAGCAACAGGCTCCTTGGCAACAAGGATTTGATCTTGGTGATGCTGCCAGACAGGTAGCAGAAGGTGCACTTGCAATTCCTACAGGTGTACTTGACTTTGGTGTTGATCTAATTAATAAACTACCTAGTAAGGAAGTAGAAGGGATGGTTAATCCATTCCGTCCTGGTGGTCAGGTTCAAAAGCTTCCTGAGTTCCAAACAAAACATATCCAAGCAGTTCGAGAGATTGGTTCTGTTGTTGTACCTACTTACTTCCTTGGAAGAAGTCTTCTTGGTGCTGGAGCTGCTGCTCAGGCACGAGTAGGTTGGTCAATTGGTAACAACGCTTTTGTTAAAGCACTTGGTACTCTTGGTATTGAAGCAGCAGCTGGTGTCACTGTAGGTTCAGTTAGTTCTGAATTTACAGAAGACAACTTGACTGGTACTCTTAAACAGTCATGGCCAAAGACTTGGGACTTTATTCCTGACTCACTAGCAACTCTTAAGGATGACCCACCGGATCTTAAGCGTAAGAAGAACCTATACGAAGAAGTTGGTATGGGACCACTTACTGCTCTTGCTGGGGGACTCGTTAAGTTCGTTGGTGCTATTGGTGATCTTGGTAGAAGTCTACGTAAGTCTAATAAACTTGTAGGTGAAACAGCTGAAGCAACTAGGTGGCTTAATGATAATGCACCACCACCTAAACCTGATAATGCTGAAGACTTTGTATCTGATGTTATCATCAAACAAGAAGAGGCATTGGATGAAGTAGGTTACTACGGTCTTTCTAATAACCCTAACATGGATGTACCTATTAAAGGTATCCATGATATGTTTGACTACACTGAACTTGGTGTACGTACTGTTGATGACTTTGGTGTAGTTGGTGCTGCTATTGACCAAGCTCGTATTGCAAGGAACCTAGACACTGTTGATGGCCGTCTTGGTAACATGCTATCTGATCCTGCGTTGAAGTATGCACTTACTAGCAGTGAAAATGGTCAAGACATTGTACTTGGTCTTGCTGATCAACTAAGGCAAGCAGGTCGTGTTGGTATGGAAGGTGATGGTTGGAAGGTTACTTTCGACGATGTACTTGACTCTAACATGGATCTTGCTATCCAGTTGTTTGATCCACGGATGAGTAAAGCAGATGCTCGCCAGATCCTTGAACCGTTCATTCTTCGTAGTGAAGATGGTAGAGAGGTAATGGTAGAGGAAGGCTTTGCTATGGCATCTCGTGGTATGAGTACTCTTGGTGCTGAACTAACTAGCATGGATGCAGTCCGTGCTCAATCACTACTTGCTGGTTCTTTGTCTGGACGTATCTCTGATATTGCAGAAGGTGCACGTCTGATGGAGGGTACTGCTGCTGTTGAGGCAGCACAAGAAAAGGTAATTGATTTGATGCAATATGTCAATCAATTAGCTGGTTCTGCTAAGTACTACAAGAATCGTAAGGTAAACCTGATTCAACTTGTTAAGAGTGGATTCCGTAACATCGAAGGTTATAACCTAGCTACTGTTGAAGGAGCAGGTGATGTAGCTCAAAGTGTATTCCAAGACTCTCAACGTTTTGCTTCTACTCTTCGACAGATTGCTGAGAATCAACCACGTCTGATGGAAGAGTTCCTGATGGCTTATGAGATTAGCAATGGTGATATTGATACCATTGTTAAGATGAATAAGTGGATCAGTGAGATGACACGTGATCTTGGTAAAGGTATTATTAACCTTAACCCTGATGTTGAGAATAAGTTAATTGCTGGTGTGTGGTCTAACATCTTCAATAATATGTTGTCTGCTTTTAAGACACCTATTGAAGCTCTTGTTGGTAACTTTGGTGGTATTATTTCCCAACCTATCTCACACTTTGCAGGCGCTGCAATGAGTGGTGATGTTAAAGCTATTCAACGTGGTTGGATTGCTTACAGTTCTATTGGTGATACCTTGAAGAAAGCACTGCCGTATGCTGGTGATATCTTCATGAAGGCATCAAAAGAACCTAACTCTGTTCGATCTGCTACTCGTGTTGATCTTCTTATCTCTCAAGAGCGTGAACTTGATTTCTTAAAGACTTCTGCACGTAGACAAGCACAAGAAGGTAATGAAGGTCTTCAGTATCTCGTCAATAAAATTGAGATGTTGAATGATCTTGGTAAGGATCCTGTGTTGCGGTTTGGTGTTAATGCCATGTCATCAACTGATGGCTTTACTGGTGTATTTAATGCAGCAGCTGAGTCACGTTTCCGTGCTATGGATGAGCTTGTAGCAGCTGGTAAGCCTGTTAATCGTGAGACTGTTAAGCCTATTGCTGATAAGTACTACGCTGAGATGTTTGGTCCTGATGATCTCCTGAAGGATGAAGCAGTTAAGTACTCTACTGATGAGATGGCACTTAACATCGATAGTCCTATTGCAAAAGGTGTATCTGATCTTATTCGGATGGTACCTGGTTTGCGTCCATTTATGATGTTCCCTACCACTGGTATGAACCTTATCAGTATAGGTGGTAAGTACGGACCGTGGATGCCTTTCCAACGTGATGTTAACGAGTTGGCTTATGTCAAACTGGAAGACCTGCTTGCTGATGAAGCACGTGTGGATGAGTTACTTCGTGCACGTAATATCGATGTAGAGAACATGGATACTATTGCTAAGCAAAATAAGATTGCTGATCTTAAGTACACCACACGGGGACGTAAAGCTCTTGGTGGTCTTGCTGTAACAGGAGCTATTGGTCTTGTTTTTGCTGATCGTATCACTGGTGATGGTATTTATGACAAGGAACTACAACGGGCACGTGAGAAGAACTCTAACTGGAAACCTCGTAGTATTAAAGGTGTAGATGGTAAGTGGTACCCCTACACAGCTATGGGACCGCTTGCTGATTGGATGGCATTGGTCTCTAACATCGCAGATAACTTTGATATGCTAGGTGAGGCGATGACTGAACGTATGTTTGAAAAGGCAGCGTTTGCATTTAGTGCAGCGATTACTGATCGTACTGCATTGTCTACTGTTAAACCTTTGCTTGATATTCTAAGTGGTAACGAAGGTGCTTTGACTCGTTGGAGTGCTGGTTTTGTTAACAGCCTTGGTCCTCTTGCAGGTCAACGTGCTGAATGGTCACGTATCTTTAGTGAAGGTCTCCAGGAAGTAGATAATGAATTCTTCAGCCTTCTTGGTAACCGTAACAGCTATCTTGATCCTTCTAACCGTCACCCTTATGTTTACAGTCCGGTGACTGGTGAAAAGGCTAATGGTTACGGTCTTCTGCAACGTGTGTGGAATGCTTACAGTCCTATTAAGATCCACGCTGAACAATCCCCTGAGGAGAAGTTCCTACAGGATATGGAATTTGATATCAACACTACCTTCCGTTCAAAGGATGGTATTAAGTTGGAAGCAGCTGAACGTTCTGAGTTGTTCCGTTTGATGGGTGTTGGTGGACACTTTAAAGCTTCTATTCAAGAGATCATGCGTGATGCTGGTGATTGGGAAAGCATTGCTAAGTTACGTGATCTACGTAGGCAAGGCTTGACTTCTGATGAAGTATCTATTAAGAAGTGGCATGATATCCACACTAGGTTGTCTGAGGCACGTCGTGCTGCTGAAGAGATTGCCTATGCTGATATGAGTGCTCAAATGTTTGGTCGAATTGAACAACGTCAAATTGAACGTGATTTGACTGAAGAAGCTAATATTGTTGGTGAAACTTTGTCAATCCGTAAGTAAACGGCGCTTTATTAAATGTAATGGCAATCACACAAGATACATATACAGGTAATGGTGTCAAAACCAATTATACCTTTACATTCCCATATATTGAAGAAGACGACGTTAAGGTAAGCCTTGACGGCGTTGATACAACTGCATACACTTTTGCTAACGCCACTACTATTCAATTTAATGCAGCACCGAATAATGGTGTTGCTATCCGTATTTATCGTAATACCAGCGATGAAAACCTTTCTGCTGTATTCTATTCCGGTTCTGCAATTCGATCACAAGATCTGAATAATAACTTTACACAAGCACTTTATGTAGCTCAGGAAACAAAGAATACAACAATCCAAGCTTCTACTGGTAATTTGGCTGATGGGTCTATTACTAGTAACTTGATTGCTGATGGTGCTGTTAGTGCAGCTAAACTTTCTGATAGTGCAGTTACTACGGCTAAACTAGCTGACAGTAACGTAACCACAGCTAAACTAGCTGACAGTAACGTAACCACAGCTAAACTTGCCGGTAACTCTGTCACTACAGCTAAGATTGCTGATGGTGTTAATGTTAACTTTAACCTTGGTACTGCAGCAGCTCCATCTTTTACCTTTACTGGTGATACCGATACTGGTCTATACTCTCCAGGTGCAAATATGCTTGGTATCAGCACAAATGGTACTGAGCGTATCAGGGTGAATGCTCTTGGTGCCTTAAAGGTATCAAATGCTGGTAGTTATTTTAACTCTGCAAGTACGTCACATGAGCTTCGTACTGATGCAAGCAATTGGACTACAACAGCTACCAATACAAATGCAAGTCCATTCGGTATCCTAATTAGATATCCAGATGTCACACCAAATGGTACTGGCAATGAATTTATTTATTGCTCTGATAATGCTGCTGGTAGGTTTATTGTTAGATCAAATGGTGGTGTTGCTAACTTCCAAACCAATGATGTTAATCTTTCAGACATCAAGGTTAAGAAGAACATCTCATCAGCAGATGATACCTGGAACTGTTTAAAGCAATGGGAGATTGTCAAATATCACTATAAGGATCAACCTGATGATGCTGATCTAAACCTAGGTGTTATTGCCCAACAGATTGCTGGTGTTTGTCCTGAAGTCGTTACTATCTATCAAGAAGCTCAGGAAGCCAATGGTGATAATCCTGCTGAAGAACTTGTTGGTATTAAAGAACAACAAATGATGTGGATGGCTTTCAAAGCACTTCAGGAAGCACAACACCGTATTGAACAACTTGAAAGTGTTGTCATTGCATATGATGCGCGCCTTAAAGCTCTTGAGACCAACTAAAGGGTGAAGTAGATGACAAAGGTAGTCCTGTCTACCAAGGTATTGATCAGAGTAAGTTGGTTCCATTGTTGACAGCTGCGCTACAGGAAGCGTTGGCTGAGATCACATCTTTAAAGGCGCAAGTTACTGCGCTAAAGACATAAGCCCTATTATTTACAGGTAACAATCATGTTAGTACAAGATATCGCGGGTCTTTATATCCCGCAACATGATTACGTCATCATGACTTATGTTGCTGCTGGCAACGGTGTTGGCGAAATTGAAACAATTACATACAAACAAGGTGGAGCCAGTGGAACGACGGTTGCCGTCATGACTCTTGGATATGATTCCAATAACAAACTTGAAACCATTACCAAGGTATAATTATGACATATAAACTTAATCCATTTACTGGTAAATTAGATACTAGTGATGGACCACAGGGACCAGCTGGTGTAGTAAGTGCTGCTGGTCCTGGTAGTCAAGGCACACCGTCTATTAGTTTTGCTGCAGACCTTGATACTGGTCTTTACAACTATACTGCTAATGGTATTGCTGTTAGTACTAATGGCACGGGGCGGTTGTTTATTGATGCGAGTGGGAATGTTGGGGTTGGCACATCATTGACCACCGCATACTTTACAAATTATACACCTTTCAAACTGTCAGGTTCTGCGGGCGGTTCACTAGGGATAGAACGCGCTGGTGAGTTGAGGTTGCTTCTTACTGCCGATAATTCGTTCTCCTATGTATCTTCGTTCGGAAATGGCGGCATAGTATTTTCAGCGCAAGCTGGTGCATTTTCAGGCTCAACGGGCATTGAGAACATGCGCCTGGACTCCAGTGGCCGCTTGGGTCTGGGGACTAGTAATCCTGGAAGCTATAACGCGGCTGCCAATAACCTTGTAATCAGCGAATCTGGAGATGCAGGGATCACTATTGCATCTCCTGGATCCCAAGGGTCCATCTTCTTTGCCGATGGAACTGCAAGCGGCGCCGAGCAGGCTGCCGGTTATATCTATTACCAGCACAGCTCAGACACTTTGGTGCTGGGCACTTCCAACCAACAACGCCTAACCATTACTTCAACGGGAGCAGTAGGGATTGGCACTACGAGTCCTAATAGACTTCTTGAAGTAAGTGGATCTGGTACGACGACGAGGCTGACAAGCAGCACCAATACAAGCACTCTTGAGTTTTCCACGCCGGGCGGTTTTGCTTACATTGGCAGCAAAGATGGACCTAATGTTTATGTAGAAACAAACGGCAGCGAACGCGCCCGCATCACATCGGACGGGAAGCTGGGTGTGGGGAC